GTCCATAACACATTAAATCGGCGACAGGCATTCTGAACTCTAAAAGCCCAGTCGTCCCATTCCGACTTTCCATAATAAGCCATCTCCATAGAAGCGGCTTTAATATTTTGTTGGAGTTGTTCTCGGTTTCCTTGCAGGGAACCAGTATCTTTAATCCAATCCAACATATTTTGAATTGATTCCTTATCAAGCGTAGGATAGAGAAAACCATCTCTAATAGTAAATTTACGCTTTAAAAATTCAAGTTCATGTTTTTCCAAGAAATCATTAGAAATAGCATTCTTGGAGGGGGTAGTGTAGGTCATACTGCTCAAAGCCTTAACGCGAGATTCAATAATAGGCATAGTCCAATGTTTACTAAATTCTTCTTTAATTGCCCAAATATTATCATCTCCATATAAGCTTAAGTGCAGATCCCGTGAAAAAGAGGCATTAATAAAATTACATACCGCTCCTCTTCGCGGGTCATGATTACATTCCTCACTACATTTTTGTTGTTCTTGCAACCAAGTAATTTTCATTACGCGATTATTATAAAAAGTATTATAAAGTCCTGTTCCCCAATTTCCTGAGGGATTAACCGCATAACAAAAATAAACATATGATTGTACAATTACAATAGGAGCACAGCAAGAACAACAACAATAAAGAACCTCACGGTATTCAAAGGTCGCGAATGCATATCCATAAAATCGTGCGAAACAAACTCCCATTTCCCATGCCCCTTCAAAGCGGAGAGAAGTATCATAATTGGAGTAATCTCCGCCTCCAAATTTTCCTTTAAAATTAGAGTACTTACGATACAAATCCATCCATTCAGAAGAGTGATAGTTAATACCAATACATGAGGTAGTAGACCCCCTATGTTCCTTTAATTCTCTAACTCCATCTCCTATAACCATTCTCATCCATATCATGTGAACAAAATCACCCACACAAAATAAACGAGTTTTTCCAAGATCAACACGCTCAAGATCTCGAACCTCATCCTTAAGACAAGCAATAGTTATCAATTTTGGAATCTCTCCCCGTTCTACGGCTGCAACAATTCTATCAATTTCTTGTAGAACAACAGGATGAATCCAAGTACAAACCCCTGTATCTTTGTCCACTTTAAAAGCATCTTTTCTCTTTATTTTGAAAGTTCTTAAAAAATAACCTTCAGATGTTTTAGAATCAACCTTCCCAAGAATTCCAGTAGAGAGTGCTTCATAAGGATTAAGACGTCTAAGAGGTTTGGAAGGAGTAATATTACCAAAGAAACCTTCGGTAGTATCACCAGGAGCTGAAGATTCATAGTTAATAAGCCAAGAGGGAGTAGCATTAGATTTGTCCACAGAGAAAAACTTGTGGCAAGCTTTTTCAAGGGGGGAAAGCCACTCCGCTCCATTCCAAAATGGTTTTAAATGAGCAGGAGCTCCTACCAAATTCTCATGGAGACTAGGTTCTCCTTCAGGTCTATTAAATACGCTAGGTACAATTCCCGTTTCAGTCGGCATAAACATAGGCTTTGCTAAGGTAGCAACACAAAGAGAACCCTCATATTTTCCCTCTTTAGCAGGTCCAAATGTCTTTTCAACTTCAGGAGAAATATAACAACCAGCAGGAGTATGACAGGAATAAGGCATATGAGCGTCACTAATTTCCCAATTCCCTCCATTCCAAGTCACCTTACGTTCATGCCATTCATTAGACTCCCAATCAAAATAATGTAACATCTCGTCTTTATACAACGGTGTGAAATAAGAATCAAAAGGAGTTCCTGCCATATGCATACCCAAAAGATACTGTTTACCAGAAGCATGGCTCATATCGATATATACCTGGCCGCAATAACCAAACTGACTCGGAGAACCATGAACTAACCACGAGTCTTCAGTATCTTGAAACTGTGAAAAGTTACCATTATCGTCATAAATACGCGATTGAGTTGGCATTTTAACAACAGATCCAGGGTTGTACACAGGCATAATACCTTTAGATGACTGAGAAACTCTAGCGATCTTATCAGGAAGGGACCAATGCTCCTTCAATCGCATATAACCAGTCAAATCAGCGGCAGGAGCTAACACTCGAGGATGCACGTGAACATACACAAGATCTTGAGAAAGATGGTCGCTCGTGTCATAATCACAAAACCTAAAGACAAACAATCGTTCATCTATTGTGATAGCAGGAACATCACCATGAGCTTCAATCACGATTTTCTTCACATCCATTCCCTTCGATCTAAGAACATGAGCATTTAATATTAAAACTACACCAGATTGAACAGCCGTACAGGTTACAGATTTCAAGCCATCATAAACTAGAGTTATAATTCGATAATTCGCTCCCATCTTCCATGCTCGAGCTATAGAATCATCTTCTCCTCCATGAGCATTGACCCTTGGATCAACGTGTTTCATCGGAGAATGAGATGATATATGAGGTTTGTGTGTTTTAGGATCAAAAGGAGTTCGATGCATCTCAGAGTGAGAAGATACATGAGGCCTATATATTTTAGCATCAAACGGAGAACGATGCATCTCAGAATGTGCACCAATATCAGGCCGATGTGAAGCTTTCCTTTCCATTTTCTGTTCCCTGGTAAGAGTAGGTCCACGTCTACCATGCGCAACAGACTCAGAATAAATTTTACGCTCTTCATCGGACCAAAAACACGTGTAAACCACTCCAAACAATATACCGACAACTAGAGCCGATATAGCTAACCACTTATAAAATGAATTCTTCTGAAACATTTCCATACAAGAGACATATGAATCTGCTGCGTTTTTCTTAAGAAGATTCCATCTATCCGTCCAACT